AGAAATCCGGTCTGAAATCTGTGGAATTGACTTCAGATATGACGACCGTTCAACAAACGACCGCCTTTAGCGGGATGGCTACCCGCCCGGATTCTGGCTTTCACTCGCGGTCGGGATCTTGGACCCTTAGCGAAGTGGATGTGCTCAGTAAAACTGAAGCACGCCGAGTCTTTCGCGAGGTTCTCGTCAAAAGACTCGGTCCTATTCGGAGTGAATCACTCAGGAATAGGATGAGGAGGGTCAATGCAATAATTGGCCTTCCTCTGCATAGGAAGGTACTTTACCACCTATGTAAGGCAAGTTCAGATTCCTTAAAAAGGATTTCTAACTTCGTAGAGTCTATTACCGATTCGGTAGTTTTCTCTACTCCCGACATTGATTGTCGGTCGGCTTCATTCAACAAGTTGTTGGCATGGGCCTATTCTATTTCCGTTTATCGCACCGATTCTGGTGTGAAGCAGTGGAAGCAGTTCGGTACACTTATCAAGTGGTACGCGCTGCAGTCCCAGACGGAGAAACCGGAGATTCCAAGAGATTTCCCCGGTTTCGGAGACCAGAATTTGGAGGACTTTCCTTCCTACTGGTTTCGTCTATGCCCATGGTTAAAAACCGTGGTCACAGAAGGAGCTAAGTCAAAGCTTGACTTGACTCGGGTGGCACATCTTACATCTTCCAGGGGGCTTCCCCCCGGGGATGCGAAGACTAGGCAGCGAAGCTTGCAGAAGCATCGCGAAACCTTGTCTTTGCCGCCTTCTGAGACGGAGGAGAGGAGAGGTCTACTCTTCGAACTCTCCCGCCTCATAGGTAGTAAGTTGAGAGGTGCAGGGTCTCCCTCAGCACACTTGTCACTCACCACCTCGTCATCCTTAGACTACTCAGTTAAGGATGGCGGTAGGGCGTCCGAAATCGCGGAAAAGTTCCGTGAATGGATGCAAGAAGTCCCCACGTTCACTCGTGAAGGGACTTCCTTATTGGGGAAAGAAACCGCAGAAATTTGCGGTATTCCCAGATGGATGACGGTGGGTCGTGATGACTACACTAAGTTTCTTAGTGCTCTCCCTCGCGATGACGAGGGAGCCTTCCATCCTAGTGTCGTGCCGGGAGAATCCCGACAAGATACCTTCTTCGATTTTGAAAATTTCAAATACGAAGATCCCATCTTCGGCCTAGATGAAGCGACTGGTTATCAGCTCCACCAGTGGGCGGTCGAAGAATTGCTTTCCACCGGTATCTTAACCGGAGATAAGCATAACCCAGAGAGTATCAGGTTCAATCCTGATAACGCTCCGTTAGTCCGTAGGACTACGATCGGCGAGCCGGGAGCAAAGTCCCGGGTCGTCACTGTAGGAGAAGCATGTCTTACCATATTCCTCCAGCCCTTCTCCCACCATATTGGTGGAAGACTCAAGGCCCATCCTTCGGCATATGCGGGTTTTACCCGTAGTGCCCAGGGCTTCGAGTATGTGAAGGCGATCCACGTCAAGGAACATCCTGACGTCGACCCGTTAGATCTGTGGATGTTATCCTCCGATCTGACAACGGCGACGGATTTCTGTCAACACGGCTATAGCCAGGCAATGCTGGACGGCCTGTTTGACGGTTTAGGGGAAAATTTCCCCTACCATCGCCTATCTTCGCAGCTCCTTTGCTCCTCTAGAGTAGTCATTGACTCGCTCGAGGGGAACTGGGAAACCAAGAGAGGAATACTCATGGGAGACCCAGGTGCAAAGTGTGTTCTAACTATGCACAATTTATGTGCAGAGTTAGAATCTCTGCTTAGATACAGGTGGGGAAATGTCTCAGACTCCGAGCTTCTCGAGAGAACCAGACGTATGACGGAAATTCCGTCAGCCTGGTGGAGACATTTCGCATGCAGCGGGGACGACCACGTCGCCACTGGACCTGTTGAATACCTTCGGGGAATTACCAATTCCCATTCGCAAAACGGACTTTCCGTCTCGTGGCCACAAAACTTTGTTTCAAAGATTGGAGCGGTCTATTGCGAAGAATTTCTCTACATTAGAGGGTATTCGTCAAAGGAGATATTCTGCAAAAAATATCTCTGGCAACTTGATTATGGAAGCCATATTCACGTTGATGCTGTTAAGCTTCGCCTTCTTTCGCCATGCTCGAAGGAGCATGAAGGGAAAGACGAGCCCAATCCCGGCATTGGGAAGGCGCACCAGATCAGTAAAGTACTGGCCTGGCTCGA